CACAACTCCATGAAATCCCATACCTCGAAGGGAGTCAGGATGATCAGCTCCAAATATTTGAAGCGTAGATCCGTTAAATAATTCTATTTTTAATTCTGTTTCGTTTTTAGTACCACCTAAATACATTAGTGGCTTAGTATAAATCTTTAAATATTCCCATGCTATAGATTTACCTTGTCGGTAAGTAGGTGCTATGAATGCACACTTACGCATAGGTTTAGCAACAGCTGTTTTAATTAATTGATTAATAGATAAAACAGATTTACCAAAACGTCTATGGCATACAAGTACATTAAATCTTTTTAAATTGTTATGTACTTCTCTTTGTAATGGTCGAGGTGTGTAAGGTATTATTATAGACTTACTGCTCGTCTCCCCATTTGATGTTAATTTTGATTGGCCCATCTGATGATAATTTATTTACTTGTGTTGCTAATTTAGGATGCACATATGGTGCTGCCTTTTCAGCTGCCATCATTTTTCTCTCAGGACTAGACATAGGATTGTTAAGAATAGCTAAAAGATAATCAAGAGGACTATGGTTGTATTTCATACCTAGCTCCTCAAGCATTTTCCATCTTTTTTTCTTAGTAGATCCTTTTGGTCTACCTGCTCCTTCTCTTTTTCCACCCCTCATCATAATAGGAACCTCCCTCGTTTATCCATAGATCTTCTTAAAGGTCTATTTTGAGTAACTTTTTTACCAGCTTCTCGGATTCCTCTAATTCCTATTGTCGCAGCTGTGATACCTAAAGCTAAAGGTGAAGTTGCTGCTCGGAATAAACCTTTTCCAGCAAACTTTAATCCTTTTTTAATGAATCCACTTTCAGGTTTCTTCATTTTCTTAAATGTTTTCGGCTTTACTTTCTTTTTTTCAAGTACAGCAGGTAACATTGAGTATCTTTCAGCTTTAATCGACATTATTTTTTACCTTTTTTCTTTTTCTTCATCTTTGCTTTAAGAATTTTCTTCTTCAAAGCAGGAGGAAGATTTTTTTGTTTACCTTTTAACATACTTCTCCTTAGTATTTCTTCTTCATTTTTTTACCAGTCTTTTTTGCATAAGCTTTTGCAGCTTTTTTACCTTTTTTGGTATATGCAAACTTCTTCTTTCCTACCATTGGCATATTAGTCTCCTTTATAGTTGTCTTTAATTATACGTTTAATACAATCTATACACTTTTGGATATATTTTTTCAATAGTTTCATCGTAGTAGTCCTTGCATACGAACATCTCTTTGAGATGCCATACGATTTGGCATATTTTGTCCTCTACCCATTTGTAATAGGTTAGGATTTTTTTGCATTTGATCCTGAAGTAAGCCTCTTTGTCTTTCTACTTCAGGCATTAGTTTAGCTTTGATGATAGTTTGTAGTTGTTGAGCTTCATCTTGCGATAAACCCATCAAATCATCTGCTAGTTTTTCTAGTTTATTAGCCATAAAATATCTTTTTGTAATCTTTTATTTTGCCCACTTTACGAAAACCTCTATCTTTAAGGTTTTTTGCAAATGTGCTTTGTTCTTTACGAACTCTTGCACGTACTTTTTTAAAATGTCCAGGTATACTATGTAAGCTTCTAATTGCTTTTACCATTATGGAAAACTCCTCATTTTTCCTGCATCTGAAAGTCTTTTATATCGTTCTTTAAAAGAAATTTTTTTGCCTTGTTTCATTTCTTTTCTTATTTTTTCGCCTTCTTTTCTTTGTCTAACTCTAGATTGAACAATTTCCGTATCTTTCATTAAAGGATAAGTAACGGCAGCTCCAGCTGAAACAGTTGTAATACCTGTAGCTAAAGGATATTTTTTATAAGATTTTTTATATGCACCTTTAGCTTTAGATCCTATTTTTTTAGCTTTAGTTGCAAATTTTGACCATTTTATCATCGTCCTTGTCCTCTATATTTTTTCCAATTTTTTCGTTTGTTTTTGTTCATCGTACTAAATATGGGTCTACGCCCTAATGACGTGCCTTTGTGAGTTGGTTCGTAATGAACCTTTTGACCCCACTTTGCTTTCGCCATTAGTCGTCTAGTATATCTTTAATAAAAGATGTAGCTAAAACCCCACTTGTTACTTTTCTACGTGTAGATGTACCTAGTGTTGAGGCATAGGCAGTCCTATACCCTTTACTGATTTTGTCAGTAGCACCTGCTGCTAAGTTAGAAACTTTACCTGCTGGTAATTTTGTTTTAACTTTGTCAACAGTTGGTTTTATCATTTTCTTGATTTTGCTTGGTCGCATACTTTTTGCGATGCCATAGCCGAATCTTGCTAATGATGCATATATTGCCATATATTACTCCTTGTTGTTTATAATGGTTCTAAAGTAAAACCCCCACTATATTGGGTCTGAGCTGTAGCAAACCCCCCTATATTTGTTTACACAACTACATACATGTTGCTTGGGGTAGTTGTAAAACCCTTTGTTATAGCTCATTGGATTACATTCGTCTACGAGTTGCGTTCACTTGTGAACGAACTCTCGACTTGGGTTTGTTTGTATATGATAAATCTGACAGTCAAGTTACTCTGAACTAAAAGCCATTGATAGTTTGATTGTCGGATTTGATTATTAACATTGATAACACTAACAAAAGGGAGAATCTGGTATGATAAAGGTACATGGAAAGAGGGCTATTTTAGCCATATTAACTGAACCTAGCACCCCATCTGAGTACAAAGAGATACCTAATCCTAGAGATATGACTAGGAAGTTTAATAGGTATTTATACAGATATAAATCCTATGTAAACAGAAGGAGGAAATGATGGATATACTTATAGGTATAGTATTAGTTCTGTTAGCGTGTAAGTTGTTAATAGAATTGTTCGGTTTTTTTGTCGGTATCAAGATCGTCAAGAAAATCACAGGAGATTGGGATAATGATAAACCAAAGGATAACTAATGAGAATATATATGTTATTTGTATTGGTTATTATGATTCTAATAGTTGTAGGAGGTTAATATGTTTTGTTTTAGTTTAATACTAGGTATCATTGGTTTCGTTGCTATCGGAATTATTGCATATCTAGGTATGAAAGCGACAGGAGCGTTATGATACTACAAGTTGTATTCGGTTTAATGCTGACTATTATATCATTCGAACTGTTTGATGCAGGTATGATTGCTATGGAGTTAGCATTATTATTAGTAATGGGTGGACTATTGTTAGTCTATCTACCAATCTATGAAAGGAGCAAAGATGACGACAGAAAATAAACAACCAGTTAAGTTTTACAGAAATGGTAAGACATATGCACAGAATGTTGCAGATGGTACATTTATACCTGTAAAACATTTACAGAACCATAAAGAAGTTATGGATGAAGTAAAAGAACTGAAAGAAATGTTGGCTAATATAACACAACATCTAACTAAGTAGATGTATGGGTATACCCCCCACTTTAATGTGGGGATACCCACAATATGAGATGAGTTAGATATAATGGTCTAATGTATTATAACAAAAGCATAGCTTAAATTTATAAACATAGTTATATCCTACTCGTCTCATTTAGAAAGGTTTTATGAAAAGAGTGAAGATATTAAAGCAAGATCATGTTCCACCAGTAATGAGTGGAGTGTATTTTATTATACGTAAAAGAACGAAAAGAATAGAGTATATAGGAATGTCTTGTAACATAATTGCAAGGTTATATGGCAATTATATTTACATGGATAATCCTGATAAATATATTGTTAGATATATGTCTTGTGATTTTAGTAAAGCAAGATGGTACGAAAGGAGATGGATGCAAAAGTATAGACCTAGATACAATGTGAGAATCCCTACCAGACGTACTAATTATTTACACAATCCATACAGGAGTTAAAATGATTGAACACAGTAGAGTGATATTTAAAAACAAACTAAGAGGTAGAAAGATCTCTTTGAAAAAGGGTCTTGAAATTATATATGGTCTGCCTTTTAGTGGTTTTATACGCAACGACAAATTTTGGTGGTGGCGTAATTACATAGAGTGGACTAAGTTTTTAAAGATAGAGTACCCTAACGAGGGTATGTTAATGATTGTAAGACTCAATGAACAAAGCAAGAGACCAAATACGATTAGAGTGGTAACCACCGGTGCCTTAGACAGGCGTAAGCCACAGGTGCTTAAGAAACTATTTGGTAAAATGAACAAGGAGGAATAATGGGTTTCGATTTAGTTGGTCAGAATGGTGAAGACTTTAGAAATAACGTATGGTGGTGGAGACCACTATGGGATTATGTCTGTGAACATTGTGACTTAAGTGAGAAAGCAAAGAAATTAGGTAATTATAATGATGGTTATCTAATTGATAAAGATACTGCGATACATATAGCAGATACACTTGAAAGATTAATAGTGAGTGGACATGCTAAAAAGACAGAGCAGAGTTATGTAAAAGATACTGCACCAAAAAGAAAATTTAATAACTTTTGTGAGAAAGCTGCACGTGTCTTTTATGACAAGATAGTAGACAAACAGCAGGATAAAATTACGTGTCCTGGTGATATGAAAACAGTAGATCCTGAGTCATACAAGATATGGTCTACATTGATGTTTGACCTACAATATAATGAGACTAGCTATCCGTTTGAAGAATCAAATGTAATAGAATTTGCAAAGTTTTGTAGAAAATCAGATGGATTTCAAATATATTAATTATAAGAAAGGATAATATATGAACTATAAAATGAACATAGCTAAGTATTTGTTATTGTTTCGTAAATGGAATAGCATGACACAAACAGAGTGTGGTGACATGATTGGGCATTCATTTCAACAATGGCAGAAGTACGAGAAAGGTACTAACGAAATGACAGCAGCTAAGTTATTGAGTGTATCAGCTAATTTTAAGAAAGCTGGTAATCTATTTGATATGGATGCTATTATAAACAAATCACCTGAAGTTTATTTAGAAGAGTTAGGTGAATATCACAAACATCCTGCATTGTATCATTGGTTAAGAAAAGCATTTACCGATAAATATTATACAAGTCAGGAGACAGATGAACGTAATAGTTAATATACTAAAGTTTATAGGATTTACTGTTGGCTCAGTTGTTGTACGCAAAGGCTACAACTGGCTAACAGAAGATGTAGATCCTGTACCAGGTACCAAAGAATTTGGTATTGAGTATCGTAAAGCAGAAACTAGATATAAAAGATTAAGGAGGAAATATGAATCGTATATCGAAAGCAACAAGAGAGCTATTAAAGATCGCAACACTACCAGCTAGGGTATGTGTTGGCGTATTTAAAGCAGTAGCTAAAGAAACGCCTGAAAGCATACAGTTTCCATATGAAATCACAAAGAAAGGAGATAACAATGGACAACCAAAAGAAAGAAGTACTGACAGTAAAAGAGAAAGTCAGTAAGAAAATGGGTTTAGCAGGATATATTCATGAATTGTATTATCAAAATGCAATGAAATTTATGAGTGATCCTAGATATGCTAAATTACCATCATACCTACAAACGTCAGGTATATCTTCTACATTTATAGCTTTGAAAGAAGCTACTGATGCAGATAGATCTAGAAAGATGGCTGAGAAACTTCTTGAGAAATCAGAAGATACTCAGAGTTTGAACAAAATTGCATAAGACTTAGGTCTGAACGCAATCCCCACTTCGACCTCCCTCGTGGTGGGGTAATAAATAATTTAATGGTGGGTTAAACTCTTAAACATCCATTAGATAGTTTCCCCTACGCTGTTGTGTAGGGGTAAACTTACAGAAAGGAACTTATGAAAAAGTTATATATAGTACTTCAAATACAAACTTATGATCATGACATGCGTCCGTATGTCGAGTCAAAAGGTATTTATTTAGAAGAAAATAAAGCTTTACAGAAGATTGCTTTATTAGAAGATCAAGCTCAATTAGATGATAACAAAAATTTATATTATGATATGCATATATATGAATTGAAAGGTAGCAATGAATAAAGACTTTGATAAATTAAAGCAGAAGTTTCAGGTATGGTCTTTGCATTATAGAACCGAGATTGTATGGTTTGGTATTGGTTTTATTGCAGGAAGCATCATATTATGAAACAAAAAAAACAATTAGAGATATTAAATTACGCAACTAAGAAAGCTCTTAAAGATGTAGATAAACAGAGAGGCGAAAGCCCACCTGATTTTATTAAAGAGTTTTATAAGTGGTGTAGTTTAGTTAAAAAGTATATAAAAGAAAGGTTGAACTAATGAAAGATCCAATGAAAGAAATAGAAACAGATAAGAACGTGTATATGTTTCATAATGTAATACATGACATTTATTTATTTACTAATGCAACAAATTATTCAGAAGCAATGGATACATTTGATAAATGTTGGTTTGAAAATAGAAAAGAATGGCGTATATTTTTAGAGTGTGGTAGTCAACCAAACTAGGAGGAATATGAGAAATAAATATGTATGGAATGTAATAATATGGAGAGCTATGGGCGATGAGGAGTTTAGAGTGTTTCCTAAAAAACCTGATTTTGCCACTATCTATCCATTGATAAATTGTGATACAATAGAGTTTCATAAAGGTTATCATGAAGATCATGGTACTTTTGAAATGCATTGCGATGAAGAAGCTAAGTTAAAAGCTATGTTTGCAAAAAACAATAGAGCTACTAAAGCTTGGTATGCTTGGCAAAGAAGAACTGGAAATAGATCTATACCAGGTGATTTCATTGCTGGTGATGTAGCGATTGTTAAGAAAGTGCAACAACCATATGAAAAAGAAAAAGAGGTACGTAGTGTCGCTTAAATTACCACAAAGCTATAGTGTTAAAGAAGCTCAAAAACATCTTGCAGATGTAGAGAAGTCTCTTGATCTAATGGCTGAGATTATAAAAATCGCAGCTGTTAGTGACGGACACGCATTAGAGTTGCAAAGATGGATTAAAGAGTATACATTACAACGTGAGTATATTGATGCACAAATTGATGGTCAAATTGACAAACTATATACAGAAAGGAACAAATGACTGACGCAGTACAAAGAGCTATGAAAGCTGATTATGTTAAGATTCTTGGTGAAAACAAGAAGATGAAACAAAAGATAGCTAACTTAGAAAAAGAACTTGCAGTATTAAAAGCTGCAATACCTGAAGCTCCTGAATTTGATATGAGCTCTATAAAAATAGGTGGTACTACAGATGAGTGATGAATACAGAATAGAAGGTTCTGATAAAGTAGTACGTTTAGAAAAAAGAGGTAGAGGGTTTAGAAGATTGATTACAGCTATAAATGATTTACCTTTATATGGCATAATAGATGCTACACATCCTAGTTTAGTAAGAGAGCTAGAGATGTTAAAAGATAAACTTAAAACTTTAATAGCAGAAAATAATCAATCACTAACTAAATTTTATATGCCTGAAGAACAGGTTATGAATAGTGATCCACTACAAAACGATATTATAAACGAGTATACTAAAAAAGGAACTTAGATCCAGTTTTTAGGAATACATAATACTTCACCAAACTCGATTATGTTATCATTTTCGTCTTTAGAGTAAGTACCGAAAGTGATAATATAGTCATCTGTTTCTTTATAGATCCAACCTTTAGTTTGAGATACAGCAGGTTTTAATTTTTCAATAGCTTCTACACTTAACCAACCAGTTTCAGATTGTGCATCGTACCATTTAAGAGATTTTTTTATGCTCTTATATGGAAAGTCTTTTAGTACTTGCTTCTTTTTAGTGTAGCGTTTTTTTACCATAATCTAAATAATATGAGTTAAGATCCTCAAATGAATTGTCTACTGAGGCAGGTACATTTAGATTATTTTCATCTAACAAGAGTTGTAAATGAGTGGACGATATAAGTGAGTCTGCGAGTGCATCACATACCTTAATTGGTATAGATGGATTTTCTGATTGTAAAAATGCAGACACATTTGCCCTACTTACCCTTTTTATAAAGGTATCAGAGTAAGGTTTAGCCTTTTTAATTTTACCTGTAAATTTATATATTTTTCCCATATGTGCATACCTCTGGCGAGGATAACTACATCTAGTATTTGACCTGCATTAGAAAGTCAATGTTGATTTTACATTTTGGTAAAACTTTGTCATAAATCTCATTTTGGACATATTCTATGTTATTTTTATCGTTTTTTTCCCATAAAACATAGAATTTAGTAGCATAATCCATAGGATCTATGCCTAGTTTTTGCCAGTATTTACGTTCACCTACCATATGTAGTTGGTGGTGATGGGCATAACACAAGGGTATAGTCCAGCAATCACTAACTTTTTGTGATATACCACGTTTTTCAGCTATAGTAATATGGTGTGCTTGGCATTCATTGTGCATACAAAGTAAGCATTGATGACTAGCTACCCACATTAGGTATGGTTTTGATTTCCACCTTTTTTTTGACACCCTGTCCTTTAATTGTATTTCTAACTTTTAGATAACCAAAATAAATAGCTAAAGCTCTTAAAGACTCATGTACTAGGTTGGAAGCTTTACGCTGACTTGTTCTAAGTAAATTACCTAGCTCAGTTATAGAATAGTTTTGGTAGCAGAAATATGTCAAAACTGTGATAAAGTCAGGTTTAAGTTCTTCAGATATTTTATTTAGTATAAACATAGCTCCTAATTTACTATCCATTACACTATCAGAATTAAAGTCTAATTTAGGTTCATAGGTAGAAGCTCTACCTCCAAGTTGAGATATTTCCCATAATCTTCTATATCTAGATCCTGCAACAAATTCAGATTCTGTGATTAGTTGTCTATGGAACATGTAATCAAGTCTAGATTCCCTAACATTCTTCATTATTGTTTTTTTATCGAATTGTTTAGGTACTAGCTCTTTATTCATACTTCCTTATATACGATTGAATAGATATATCAACGATGGATTTGAATCGAGGATCTGAGTTATACTTACCTAGTAATCTGTCTATACGATTACTAGACTTACAATTATGATATAAAAGGATCTTACTTTTACACCCATACCTCTTGGTAGGTTGTAAAAGGTAGGACATTAAAATTGCAAGATTATACACGAAGTATTCCTTGTCAGTTTTAATTGTTTGTTTACCTTTCAATATTTTGATAGAAGTATTGTACTTACTATTTAAAAAGTTATGAATATCAATCAACATAAAGGATTTAAAATGCTTAAAAAAGATTATTGTCATAGTGCTAGTTCGGCAAATGCATTCATAGATTCTCCAGCATACTGGGTTATTACGAAATTATACGATTTCGAAGGGCCTGTAAATGCTAGAATGTCTATGGGTACAGCAGCAGAACTTGCAGCACATGAAGCTTTGGGTAACCCTCAACTTAAACAAGATCAGGTTAAGTACAAAGCAGAGAAAGAATTTGATAAATTGACTAAAGGCGATATGTTAGATGTACCTGAACGTGAGTGGGCAGGTGAAATATCTTTAAAGTTCGCTAACAATTTAACAGAATTTGGTGATGTAGTATCTTATCAAAAAGAGACTATTACTGAATATAAAGGGTTGAAGTACCCTATTAAGACTCTAACTGACTTTGAGTTTGAAGATGTTATTGTAGATACAAAAGCTACAGCATATTTAAAAAGACTTAAAAAAGGTACGTTAGATCCTAATTGGTACCCTAAAGCAGCTGATGTAAGACAACAGATGTTATATAAAGAACTTCGCAAGAAGCCTACAATGCTATTATATGCTTCTCGTTCAGATATAGAAGCTATAGACATGGAAGATAGAGATCCAGGTATGTTATTGGATATTATTCAAGCCATGAAAACTATAGAACATATTACTAGCATAGCTAAAACAAAAGAGGATATAATCAGAATGTTTCCATTAAACATGGATAACTTCAGATGGGGTAAAGAACCTGATTCACCTTATAAACAATTCGCAAGAGAGTTGTGGACGAAGGCTTTTGATTTTAGTATAAAGTAGTATGCAACGCATAGGACAATTAGTAGATCATATAAATAAAAAACACAGGAGGAAACGTATGGGTAATACAGAAACTTATACAGCTACAGTAAAAGGTGTGAAAGATATTCATACCGAAGAAGATCCAGTTAAATACTGGTTATCTGTAGAGTTAGAAAACGGAACTGATCGTAAGTTATATGTCGATCAAAATTGTAGACATATACAAAAAGGTCAGAAGGTAATTGTAACAGGTTATCCTATTAAGAAACCAGGTAGCAATAATCAAACTTGCACCAAGATAGAAGCAGATGGTGAAGCTCCACCACAAGCTATAGTAAATGCTACAGCAAGAAGTAATGGTGTTA